CGGCCTCTGGCGCTGACCCCATCGACCTGCGCGAGCTCGTCGTCGAGGCCGAGCTGCTCGTCAACGTGATGAAGATGAACTCGGCTACCGTCTACGGTGCCGGCGCGTCTGGCGACCTCTGGCGCGGAACGCCGTGAGTTCTTTCTCGACGTCGGCGTTTTCGACGTCGGCGTTTTCAACTTCGGCATTTGACATACAGGCCGGGGCGGTCACCGTCTCGGTCACGGGCGTCGAGGCTGTCTCTGCGGTCGGGTCGGTGGTCATCGTCGGCGAGGCGCTGGCCGTCGTTTCCGGCGTGGCGGCGACCGGAGAGGTCGGGACGGTAGATGTCCAGCTCGGCGGCGCGGTCGATGTGCCCGTCGCCGGGGTGTCGGCCACGGCCCAAGCCGGCGATGTCACGGTCATCACCAACGCCGTGCTCGCCGTCACCGGGGTGGTCGGCACGACCGCGCTTGGCGACGAGACGGTCGCCATCGGCTTCGATGTCGCCGTCACGGGCGTTGCCGGGACGAGCGCGCTCGGCTCGGAGACGGTGCTCACCGGCACGCAGTTGGTGCCGGCTGGGGTGCAGGCGTCTGGCGCGGTGGGCGACGTGTTCGTGGTCACGGTGGCGGTGCTGCCGGTCACGGGCGTGTCTGGCACGGCGCAGCTCGGGACGGCGGTGGCTGCCATCGGGTTCGATGTTGCGGTCACGGGCGTGTCGGCCTCCGGTGCGATCGGGACGGTGGACTACTACTCGGATGTCACCATCCTGCCCGTGGGGCTGGCGGCGACGGGGGCCATAGGCAGGGCCAATGTTTGGGGTAGAATAGATGGCGGTCCGGCTACGGCATGGACCGCTGCCAGCACGCCCTCTGCCCCGGCCTGGAATCCAGTTTCGGACACTCCCACGACGTGGGATCAAGCGGCTTGAGGTGTGATGCATGGCTGACACGAACACGACCAATCTGTCCCTGACCAAGCCCGAGGTCGGCGCATCTGCCGACTCCTGGGGCGGGAAGTGGAACACGAACGCCGATGTGATTGACGGCGTATTCGCCGCTGCCGGAAACGGCACCTCGGTTGGACTCAACGTCGGCAGCGGCAAGACGCTGGCGGTGGGCGGCACGCTCACGATGTCGGCGCTCACGGCCTCGACGGCCTTGGCGCTGAACGCGAGCAAGCAGGCGGTGTCGGTCACGAACACCGGCACCGGGAACAATGTGCTCTCGGCGTCTCCGACGCTGACGGGCACGATCGACGCCGCGGCGCAGACCCTCTCCGGCAACCTCACGCTCAACGGCGGCACCGCCAACGGCGTGTTGTACTTGGACGGCAGCAAGGTGGCGACGAGTGGGAGTGTATTTACATTTGACGGCACTAATGCCCGAATTGGCGGCTCTGGTTCTGGTGCAAGGCTTACTGTCCGAGGGACAGGTACAACCGCCTCTACATTTTCGTTTGAGGCTGCCACCTCTGGCGGCGCTACTCGCTTTTTAATTGCCGACGATGGCTTAACTCGTTTTTATGGTACTAGCAACGCAGAAACTATGCGGTTGGACAACGCAGGCAACCTCGGCATCGGGACGAGTTCGCCGTTGCAGCGGCTCCATGTCAACGGCAGCACCCTCGTTCCGATTGCCAGTTCGTACTTCACTTTCGATGTGCGGTTTGGCATTGGCACGCCTGACAGCGACGGCTTGCAGATTTTCTCTGGCGATTACACTCGGTTCGGAACGCGCACCTTGCTTGGAGTGTTCACCGAGCAGATGCGGCTCACTTCGACGGGCAACCTCGGCATCGGGACGAGTTCGCCGTCTACAAAACTTGATTTGAAGCAATCCACAGACAACGCCTTTAGCGGCGTGCGAATCGAACGCTCGGCCACAGCGACTCAATATAGCGTTTTGAGTTCCGCGCTTGGAACGACCTACTTGGTCGGCGTTGATACGGCAAATGCCGGAAACAATGTTCTGTCTTTTGGCAATAGCGGAAACGGAACCACTTACAACGAGCGGATGCGTATTACCAGCACAGGCAACATCGTCGCAGGCGCATCTGCCGCCCTCGCCACCACCGCGACGGACGGCTTCTTGTATGTCCCGACCTGCGCGGGTACGCCGACCGGAACGCCGACCGCCATCACGGGCATGGCACCCATCGTGGTCAACACGACCAACAACAAACTGTATTTCTACAGCGGCGGCGCGTGGCGCGATGCCGGGCCGTAACACACAGGAGCGCACATGGAAATCACCCTTGCCCTGACCCGCGACGAAGTGCAGGCCATCCTGCAAGTGCTTGGGCAGTTGCCCACCTCGTCGGGCGCGTGGCCGCTGATGGTGAAAATCAAGGAGCAGGCCGAGCCGCAGGTCGTGAAGGAGATCGAGCCGTGACAATGCCGGTCGAGCGCGTGGGCGACGTCGCCGCCGCCGGCAGCGTGACCGCCGCCAGCGTGTCGTGGATGACCCAGGCCAACGAGATTATCTCGCTGGTCGCCGGGCTCATCGCCATCGCGGCCGGTTGCTTTGCCATTGCGGTCCACCTCAAGAACCTGAAGAAGCTCGGCTGATGGAGCCCCGCTGGCTCAAGAGCGCGCGCGCCTTCATCGACCTGCGGGAGATCCCCGGCAAGGCGACGGCGCCCGTCATCGCCCGCTGGCTGCGCCAGCTCAAGGCGTGGTGGAGCGACGACGAGACGCCCTGGTGCGGCACCTTCGTCGCGGCGGTGTTCGAGGGCGAGGGCATCCGGCGCCCGAAGCATTGGTACCGCGCCAAGGCGTGGCTCGACTTCGGGACGCCTATCCGCGAGCCCGCGCTCGGGGCGGTGGTCGTTTTCGAGCGCAAAGGCGGCGGCCACGTCGGCTTTGTCGTCGGAAACGACGAGCGCGGCCGGCTGATGGTCCTGGGCGGCAACCAGGGCGATTCGGTGAACATCGCGCCATTCGACCGCAGCCGGGTGCTCGGCTACCGGTGGCCGCTTGCAATAAAGCCGACGAGCAGCATCCTGCCGCTCGTCGCATCTAACGGGGCGAAGGCCTCGGCTAACGAAGCATAGGAGACGAACATGAACGCAGAACAGATCGCCGGGATTGTCCGCGCCGTCGTGGCCGCGGTAGGCGGCTACCTTGTCGGCAAGGGCCTCGCCGACGCCGAGACCGTCGCGGCCGTGGGCGGCGCGCTCGCCACCCTCGCCGTCGCCGTCTGGTCGGTGCTGTCCAAGAAGAAGCCCGAGGCGGCGTGAAGCTCTGGCTGGGGGCGGGACTGGCGATCGCGCTGGCCGCCCTCGGCTGGGTCGGCTACCGGACGGCGTACCAGAGCGGCTACGAGGCCGCCACGGCGGCCGTCAGGGCAGAGTGGTACGCAGAGAGGGCCAAGGCCGCAGAGGCCGCCACGGCGGCTCTCAGGGCGGAAACGGCCAAGCATCAGGAGGTGGAGCGTGGACTCACGGACAAGCTGGACGCTGCTGATCGCCGCGGGCGTGGCCTTGCTCGCCGGTTGCGCGACGCCCTTGCCGCCCCCGGCGTGCCCGGAGCGTGTCCCGATGCCGCCCCGCCTGATGACCCCGCCGGAGAGCCCGGCGACGCGGGAGGCATTGGAGCGGCTCTTGCCGACCACTTCGCCGCCTGTGAGCGCGACGCCGCCCGCTTCGTCGAGCTCCAAGCCTTGACCAAGGACTGACATGGCACTCATCCCCATCAGCCTGCCGCCGGGCGTCTACCGCTCCGGCACCGACTACCAGAGCAAGGGCCGCTGGCGTGACGCCTCGCTCGTTCGCTGGTACGAGGGCACCATGCGCCCCGTCGGCGGCTGGCGCAAGCGCGCGACCGGGCAGGTCACGGGCAAGACGCGCGGCCTCATCGCGTGGCGCACCAACGGCAACGCCCGCTGGATCGGCATCGGCACCCACAGCGGCCTCTACGCCATGAACGAGGCCGGCACCATCACCGACATCACCCCGTCGGGCTTTACGCCCGGCAGCGGCGACGCGGTGCTGAATCTCGGCTATGGCGGCGGCCCCTACGGCCTCTTCGCCTACGGCACGCCGCGCACCGACACCGGCACGCTCACCCCGGCGACCATGTGGACGCTCGACAACTGGGGCGAGTACCTGATCGGCTGCTCAAACAGCGACGGCAAGATCTACGAGTGGCAGCTCGACACCGCGAACGACGCCGCGGCGCTCGCCAACGCCCCCACCAACAACCGCGCCGTGATGGTCACCGCCGAGCGGTTCGTGTTCGCGCTCGGCGCGGGCGGGAACGTGCGCAAGGTGGCGTGGTCCGACCAGGAGAACAACACGGTCTGGACCCCGGCGGTGACGAACCAGGCGGGCGACTTCGAGCTCGAGAGCGTCGGCTCCATCGTCACCGGCAAGCGCCTGCGCGGCGTGTCGCTCATCTTCACCGACGTCGATGTCCATACGGCGCAGTACCAAGGGCCTCCGTTCGTGTACGGCTTCGAGCGCATCGCCACCGGCTGCGGCGTGATGAGCGCGCAGGCCGTGGCGGCGGTCGAGTCGGTCGCCTACTGGTGGAGCCCGTCGGGCTTCTTCATGTACGACGGCTTCGTGCGCCCGGTCAAGTGCGACGTGCTCGATTACGTCGCCAAGAACCTCTCGCAGACGCAGCGATCCAAGGTCTACGCCGTCGCCAACAACCAGTTCGGAGAGATTTGGTGGTTCTATCCGAGCACCGCCAACAGCGAGTGCGACTCTTACGTGTCGTACAATTACCGCGAGGGGCATTGGTCCATCGGTAGCCTCGCGCGCACCGCCGGCACGGACCGCGGCGTCTTCACCTACCCCCTCATGGTGTCCCCGGACGGCTATATCTACGAGCAGGAGGTCGGCGTCACCTACGACGGCGCCGAGCCCTACGCCCGCAGCGGCCCTTTGGAATTCGGGAACGGCGAGCGGCTGATGGTGGCTCGGCAGGTAATTGCCGATGAGTCCACACAGGGTTCAGTATCGCTGCAGTTCATCACCAAGTTCGCGCCGAACGGCTCGGAGACGACCAAGAGCTACACCATCGACTCCATCTACACCCCGGTGCGATTCACCGGGCGGCAGGTCGAGATGCAGATCACGGGCGCGTCTCCGGCCACGGACTGGCGCGTCGGGACGATGCGGCTCGATGCCGTGGCGGGAGGTGAGCGATGAAGGAGATAGACGGCATCGAGCACATCGCGCCGTTCCGCGAGCTCATCGAGCGCGCGCTCGCCGAGGGCTATGGCCAGATGGGCTACCACGACGTGCTCGAGGGAATCGCGCGCGGCGAGTACCAGTTTTGGGCGTCGAAGGATTCGTGCGTGGTCTCGACCATCGACGTCTTTCCTCGCATCAAGCAGCTCACCGTCATCATCGGCGCGGGCGACTTGCACGAAATCAACGAAGTGATACGCCCGACCATTGAGGAGTGGGCGCGGCACATCGGCTGCGACACGATGCTGATCATGGGACGCCCCGGCTGGCAGCGGGCGCTTGAGGGTTACAGACGCACCGCTGTGGTGCTTGAGAAAAAACTATGAGCAAGCTTTTTTCGTCCAAGAGGAAGGAAGTCTCCAAGACGGAGATCGACCCGAGGATCTACGACAGCGTGCTGCGGAACCTGCAGTTCGCCGAGGAGGTCTCGGCCATCCCGTACGAGCCGTACCGCGGGATGATGGTCGCGCCGTTCACGCGCGACTATATGGAGGGCGAGGCCGCGACGCGCCGCATCGCGCGCGAGGGCGGATTTGTCCCCGAGGTGGAGGCCGCCGCGCGCAGCGCGCAGGCGCTGATGGGCTTCCAGCCCGAGCGCATCAGCGCCGGCCAGATCGGGACCCAGTTCGGCGCGCGCGACATCGGCGCGTCGCTCGCGGGTGGCCCGGAGCGGGTCGGGGCGGGCGCCATCGGGACCACCTTCGGCGCGGCGCCCATCGGCGCGGAGCGCGTCGGTGCGGCCCTTGGGCGAGGCCCCGCCACGGTCAGCGCGGAGCGCTTGGGGACGACCTTTGCGCCCGAGCGCATCGCCGCGCGCGACATCGGCGCGTCACTTGCGGGAGGACCCTCGCGCATCTCTGCCGGCCGCGTCGGGGCGCAGTTCGCGCCCGAGCGTGTGGCCGCGGGACAGCTTGGTACCACCTTCGCCGCGCGCGATGTAAGCGCACCGGGCGCGGCGCCGGTGGCGCAGGCCGCGTCGGTGCTGGGGCGTGACATCGGGGAGTACATGAACCCCTACGAGCGCCAGGTCATCGAGGCAGGCCTCGGCGATATCTCGCGCGCCGAGGAGCGGGCTCGCGGCGGGCGCGCCGCGCGCGCCACCGCCGCCCGTGCCTTCGGCGGCTCGCGCGCGGCCATCGAAGAGGGCATCGCCGCCGGCGAGGCCGCCCGCGAGCGTAACCGCTTCGTGGCAGAGCAGCGCGCGCAGGGCTTCCGCGAGGCGTCGGCGATGCGCGAGGCCGACGTCGGCCGGCAGCAGCAGGCGGCGCTTGCCAATCAGGCGGCGGCGCAGAGCGTCATGGAGATGGCGCAGCGCGGCGAGATCACGAACCAGCAGCGCGACCTCGAGCTCTCGCGGCTTGGCCTTACCGCCGGGCAGGCGAACATCGACGCACAGATGCGCGCCGCGCTCGCCAACCAGCAGGCGCAGCAGGAGGCGCAGCGCCTCGGCCTCACGGCCGAGCAGGCGAACGTACAGGCGGCGCTCGAGGCCGAGCGCGCCAATCAGGCCGCGGCGCAGCAGTACATGCAGATGGGGCTCTCCGCCGAGGAGGCGAACCAGCGCGCGCAGATGGACGCGGCGACGCGCAACCAAGCTGCCGCGCAGGAGGCGCAGCGTCTTGGGCTCACCGCCGGGCAGTTCAACGTCGAGCAGCAGATGCGCGCGGGGCTCGCCAACCAGCAGGCCGTGCAGGACTATATGCGGATGGGGCTCTCGGCAGAGCAGGCCAACCAACAGGCCGCACTCGACGCCGCCGGGCGCAACCAGCAGGCCGCGCTCGAGGCGCAGCGGATGGGCAGCTCCGCGCAGCAGTTCAACGTGCAACAGCAGCAGGCGGCGGCACTCGCCAACCAGCAGGCCGTGCAGCAGTACATGCAGATGGGCCTGTCTGCCGAGCAGGCGAATCAGGCCGCCACGCTAGATGCGCAGCGGATGGGATCGACCGCGCAGCAGTTCAACGTGCAGGCGGCGATGGACGCCGCTCGCGCGAACCAGGCCGCCGGGATGCAGGGCGCGCAGTTCCAACTCGGCGCCGGGCGGCAACTCGCCGACCTCGGCCAGACGGCGCTGCAGAACCGCTACGGCGCTGGCGCGGCGATGATGGGCCTCGGCACGCAGCAGCAGCAGCTCTACCAGCAGTTCCTCAACGCGCAGCGCGAGGAGGACCTCCGCCGGCAGGAGTTCCCGCTGCGGCAGCTTGCGATCCGGCAGGGCGCGGTGTCGGCGTCGCCGTACAACGTGACCCAGACCGGGACCGTGACCGGGCGGCCGTCCTACTGGGACATGGCCTCAAGGGCCGCCGGCGCGTTTTTCCCGACCGGCTCCGACGAGGGCATGAAGCGCAACATCGGCGGCATCAAGAACCCGCTCGACAAGGTGCGCCGCCTCAAGGGCATCGAGTTCGAGTGGGAGAACGGATACGGCGAGAACGAGGGCGAGGATAAGGGCGGCGAGGAGGACATGGGCATGTCGGCCCAGTCCGTCGAGCGCGCCATGCCCGAGGCCGTCTCGCGGCGCGAGTCGGACAACATGCGCCAGTATGATCTGCCGCAGGTGGTCGGACTGCTCACCGAGGCCGTGAAAGAATTGGACAAGAAGGTCGGCGGCAAGCGCCGCGGGAGGGCGTGAGGTGGACTTTTTCAAGAAGCTGACGGACCGCGCGGCGCAGCGCAGGATCGACGCCGACGAGGAGATGCTCAAGCGCTACGGCACGCAGTACGCCGAGGGCGGCGGGATGCAGCGCGGGCTGATGCGCCTAGCGGCGCAGGGCGGCGATGATGAGATGGACCTGACGCCGACCTTTAGGGCCAAGGTTGGAGAGCCTACCGGCGCCGACCCGCTCGAGATGTACCGCAAGATGTACCGCACCTATGGCGGCCGCAAGACGCGCGGCCTCCTCTTCGACTGAGGACCACGACCATGGCAGAGAAACCCAAGAAGCCCGGACTCTGGAGCCGCTACGTCGGCGGCCTGCTCGGGGAAGACTACGAGAGCATGAGCCCCGAGGAGCGCCGCGCGGCGAGCCTCTCCGTGCTGGGCGTCATCGCCCGCGGCATGGGCTCGCCCGAGGCTGGCGGCGAGGCGCTCGCGCTTACCCGCGCCAGCCGCGCCGCAGAGCGTGAGTCCGCCGGCCTCGCCCGCCGCCAAGCCGCCGCCGAGGCGCTGATGCCGCAGGTCGTGGGGCGCCTCTTCGGCGGCTCCGCCGGGCGGCTGGAGAGCCTTCCTGGCGGCGAGGGTGGCGAGCTGTCTTCACGGTACCGCCAAGACCCGCGCGGCGCCTTGGCGGCGCTCTACGGCTCCCAGGCGGGGCGCGACCTCGGCCAGATGGCCCCAGACCTCGCCAAGCTCGCCACCGAGGGCACCCTCGGGCGCACGGTGGGCGGGTCGGTGTACAACCCGCTCACGGGTGGGTTCACGGCGCCGCCGCAGCAGGCTGGCACGACCACCCTGACGCCCGCCGAGGTGCGCCAGCTCGGCGCGCCTGCGGGGACCATCATCCAGCGCGACTCGAGCGGCAAGTTGAGCGTCCTGCCGGTGCCGCGCGCGGTCGCGGGCGGCGCTGCGCCGCGGGCGGCGGTGGGTGGTGGGGCGCCAGTGGCGCCGGGCGGCGCGGCCATGCCGCCGGGCATCCTGCCGCCGGAGCGGGCGCGCGCGCTTGGCTTCCGCGAGGGCTCGGTGGTCTACATCGACCCGAAGACGGGCAAGCCGCAGGTGCTGCAGGCCGGCGCGGCCGGTGCCGCAGCGGCTGGCGCGCCCGGAGCACCCGGCGCCGGCAACGAGCGGCAGCAGTCTGGGCGCCAGATGACGCGCCAGGCGGCGCTGCAATACGCTGCCAACATCACCGGCGAACCGCTCTCGAAGATTCAGCTGATGTCCCCAGCGGAGATAGAGGATTTGATGCGACGCAAGGGCGGCCGTGTGCTGCAAGGCGCTCCGGCCCGCATGCTGTCCGGATTGCCGCTGGTCGGCGATTTCGGAAAGGCCGTGATCGAGTCGGCTAACGCCGACCTGATGGCCCCGGCCAATCAGGGCGGCGCTGGCATTGCAATGCAGCAGAATCCGACCGGGGCCATCACGGCGGCGGACGTGGACGCGGGTCGCGCGCAGTTCCCGAATGCCATGTACCCGATCGATGTGCAGGCCCAGATGATCCGCTCCATCCTGGAGCAGGGCGGGCAGGTCGAAGAGTACGACGAGAAAGGAAACAAGGTGCGCTAATGCCTATCCAAGTCCAGATGCCTGACGGCACCACGGCCCGATTCCCCGACGGCACCCCGCCGGAGGTCATCGAAAGGGTGCGGCGCGAGAAGGCCGCGGCCCTGCAGCGCGGCGCCGAAACTTCCGGCCGCACCGGCGTCCTGCCCACGGCCATTCAGGGCTTCGGTCAGGGCTTCACCTACGGCGGCGCCGACGAGCCCATCGCGGGCATCGAGGCCGCGGCTGGCGTGATGCCGTACCGGCAGAGCCTGGCCTCGCAGGCGGCCGAGCGCGAGGCCATGCGCCGCGCCAATCCGCTCACCTACGGCGTCTCCGAGCTCGCCGGCGCGCTGCTCTCGCCCAACCCGTTCGGCAAGGTCGGCGCGGTGACATCCGCATACGGGCGCCTCGGCCGCGAGGCAGCTATGGGCGGCGGCATCGGAGCTGCGCAGGGCGCGCTCGAGGCGCAGCCCGGCGAACGCCTCTCCGGCGCCGCAACGGGTGGCGCGCTGGGCGCCGTCGCAGCGCCAGTCGCCGGCGCGGTGGGCAGCCTCGCCCGCGGCGGCTCTGCCGTGATGGGCCGCGCCTTCAACCCCAACGAGCCGCGCATCGCAGCGCAGCAAGTACTCGGCGCCGTGCGCGAGTCCAAGACCGACATCCCGCGCCTCGAGAGCGACGTCGCGCTGACGTCGCCAGGCGAAACGGTTCCCTTCGGGATGCGGCTCGGGATGCCCGGCCAGCTCGCCACCGAGCGCGCCGGCATCGGCGGCGGCAAGGCCGCGGACATCACCCGCGAGGCGTCGCAGAACATCCTCGCCGAGTCCGGCGCGCGCACCATGAACATCGTCAACCAGATGACCGGCGGGAACCGCGAGTTCGCGCAGGACACGCTGGCGCGGCTCAAGCGCGCGCGAGACCGCAACGCGAGCGAGCTCTACGGGCAGGCGCGCGCGGTCGGTATTGTGCCAGACCAGGAAGTGGTCGAGATGATCTCCCGCGACCCGCTCACGCGCTCGCTCTACAAGCAGGCGCAGCTCAACGCGCTGCGGCAGGAGAACCTCAAGCTGCCCGACCTCTTCGACAAGGAAGGAAACCTGATCGCCAACGCTTACCCGTCGGTGGCGTCGCTCGACTACCTGCTGCGCGCGCTGCGCGCCAAGAAGGACCAGGCATTCCGCGCTGGCAGCGTCAACGCCACCGGCATCAACGCGCTCTTCAAGTCGCTTGATGAAAAGGTCAAGGACTTGGTGCCGGAGTACCGCGACGCGCGCGCCAAGTTCTTCGAGGATTCCGAACTCATCAAGTTCTCGGAACTTGGGCAGCGATTCATCAACATGAGCGAAGCGGAGCGCAAGGTCGCCGTGCGCGGACTGACGCCAGACCAGCTCGATCTCGTGCGCGACACCGCGCGCGACTCGCTGTTCAACCGGCTGGCCTCGGCGGATGACGCCGGGCTCGCGCGGATGCTGACCTCGACAAAGCAGAACCGCGACCTGCTCGGGTTCATCGCCACGACGCCGGAAGCAGCCGCTCGCGCGGCGCTACAGATCCGGCAGGAGCGCCAGCTTCAAGAGTTCGCCCGCAACATCAACCCCAACATGGGGTCTCGAACGGCACGCACGCAGGCGGCGGCCGGGCAAGGCGTAGACCAGCTCGCGGCCGCAGAACAGGCCATGCAGTTCGCCGCGGGTGGCCCGGCGGCGCGGGTGATGACCATCCTCAACCTCGCCGGCGGCCGCCTGCGCGGCCTCACCCCAGAGGTGCGCGCGGATATGGCGCGGATGCTGACGACGGTCAACCCGGAGCAGCAGAGGCGCATCCTGGAAAGGCTCAAGGTCGAGGACCAGCTCCTGATGCGCGAGGAAATAGGCCGCGCGCAACGGCGCCTCGGGGACGTGCAATTCGGGGCAAAGGTGCCTGGGCTTCTCTCGACCGAAGATTAAGGCTAGACTCGCCGCACCCCAAAAGGGAGGCGACGCCCATGCCTAAGCAGGACCCCGCCAAGCGGAAGACTGACCGCACCAGCCGCCACGAGCGGCTGCAGATCCCGCGTCGGTTCCAGTTGCACGGTCATCAGCTCACCGTGCGCATCATGCCGCGCACCCGATGGCCACACTCGATGAACACCGTCGGGATGTATGACCCCGCGTGCCACCGCATCGACCTGCGCGGCGACCAGGGCGACACCGAGCTGCAGCAGACATTCTGCCACGAGTGGGCGCATGCCCTGCTCGACGAGATGAACCATCCCCTGTCACACGACGAGGTGTTCGTGGATAACCTGGCGAGCCTGCTCCATCAGTCCCTGACGACCTTCGACTCTGGAGCCAAGCCGTGCCGCTGACCGCATCGGATCAGGAGTTCATCGCCGCCTGGCAGAGACTCAAGAAGGCTTCGGCAGTCTCCAAGGCACTCGACATCAACCTGCGCAGCGTCTACAGCCGCCGCCGGTCGATGGAGGCGAAATACGGCATGGCGCTCGAGGCAATCAACCCGATCCGCGGCACGAGCGCGCAGAGCCTCGCCGGCCACCGCGCCAACGCCCTCGCCGCCGAGCGCGCCGAAAAATACGAGGGCGAGATGCACGACACCATCACCGACGGCGTGGTGCTGGTGGCCTCCGATTGCCACTACTGGCCCGGCATCGTCACCGTCGCGCATGAGGCCTTCTGCCGTCTCGCCAAGTCCCTCAAGCCCGCGATGGTCGTCCTCAACGGCGACATCCTCGACGGCGCCCGCATCTCGCGCCACCCGCGGATCATGTGGGAGCAGCAGCCGCAGCTGAAGGACGAGATCCACGCCGTGCAGGATCGGTGCGCCGAGATCGAGCGAGCGGCAGGCAAGGCCAAGCTCATTCGGACCATCGGAAACCATGACGCTCGTTATGAGAACATGCTCTCAAGCCGCGTCGCTGAAGTCGAGGGCATGCCGGGCTCGACGCTGCTCGACTTCCTGCCCAAGTGGCGCGCCGGCTGGGCGCTGCACCTCAACGCCAAGACCGACGGCTGGGTCTGCATCCGGCACCGCCCGGTCGGCGGCGGCCTGCACGCGGCCATAAACTCGACCCTCAAGGCCGGCGTGAGTTACGTCCACGGCCATCTCCACCAATTGAAGGTGACCCCGTGGGCCGACTACCGCGGCCGTAGATACGGCGTAGACACCGGCACGATGGCCGACGTCGGCGGCCCGCAGTTCACCTACGTCGAGGCGGGCCCGCTCAACTGGGCGTCGGGCTTCGCGGTGCTCACGTTCCGCGAGGGTCGGCTCCTGCCGCCCGAGATCGTGGTGGTCGATGGAGGGGAGGCGTGGTTCCGGGGAGAAGCGGTCTAGCGCTTTCTCGGGTCCACGCCGGCCAGCATCGAGGCGTACCAGAGCATCTTCTTGGCGTCCTGCTCCACGGAATCCTTCAGCCCGAGCCGCCAGTTGTACTTGGCCACCTGGCCGCGCAGGTATCCGCGAAACTCCGCCGGCGAGAGCTGCGCCTCGATGGCGTCGATGCACTCGATCTCGCCGGCCTTGTAATGGTTCGGGTTGATGGGGTCGCTCATGTCATCACCTCCACGAGAAGCGCGCAGAACAGCAGGATGCCGATTGCCGCGATGATCGCGTCGCGCAGCAGGCGGAAGAAGGCGTCAAAGTCAGGCGGTTTTTCCATCGCTCCCCCTCGCACGGATTGCGTTAACGATTTCCTGCGCGTTGTTGTCCGACACGCAAAGCCCGTAAACAATCGGGCAAATTGCCTCCCGCTCGGCCTCGACCGCTCGGGCGATGGCGTCCGGCTCCGCGAGCGCGGCGTCGAGGGCGGCGATTTCGGCGCTGTAATCCGATTTCTCGCCGCTTGGCCTAATCGTTTTGTCCGCGTCTCTGAACGCCGCGTGTAATCTCCAGACCACAGCGCGGGGCAGGGTGATGTCGCTCACGGCTTCACCTCCTTTGGCCCAGAACACTCACCCTTGAACATCGCGTGACACCGCCCGCCGCCGTCGAGGCAGTTCGGGTACGCGCAGCCGGTGCGCTGCCCGCGCAGCTGCTCGAGCTCGGCGCCGTACTCGGCGCACCGCTCCATCAGTTCCTTGCACTTCGCCCGGTACTCGGCCTCGCTGTGCGCGCGCGCGAGCCATTCCCTGTCCCAGTCGTCGAGTTCAATCGCCACGGTCCACCTCCGCGATCCGCTTGCCGATCCAGGCCATGCACGGCACGGCCATGCTGTTGCCGAGCGCCTTGTAGCGCGGGCCGTCCGGTGCTTCGGGCTTCTTGCGCCACGGGATGTTCGTGTAGCCGTCAGGGAAGCCTTGCAGCCGCTCGCACTCGACGGGCGTGAGGCGGCGGACTTGCATAGCGGGAGTCATCACAGACCCCTCAAAGCCGCCTCCTTCCATGCGTGCCTTCAATGTGCCGAACCCTTCCACGCAAGCGTTTTGCTCCTCGTCTAACCCAATCGCCACCGGCTGCATCACCGCCGGCACAAGGTGGGCATTCCCGCCCGGCGTGTCGCCGCGGCTGCACAAGGTTTGCGCGGTATCGCCCGTTACCGTTTGGTTGTAAGTGTCAAACGCCACCGGCTGCGCGACCGCCATCCCGTTGTCCTTCGCGCCGAGCGGGTGCGTGATGTCGCCGCTTACGTCGGGGTCTTGGCGGTTGTGGAAGGCGACTGGCTGCGCGACGAACTGATCTTGCGCCGCCGCCAACGTAAAGGCGCGTTCCTCGCTGCCGAGGTAGCCCTTGCCAGCCTGCTTGCCGATGTTGGTGCTGCCGCGACTGCCATCCTCGCGCTCGACGCCGCCGCGGACTTTGAAAATGTGCGGCGCTACTCCTGCGCCACCGCTTGCAACGCCGCCTCCAACGCCAGCGGCAGCGCCTTGCCGCGCTTGCCGGCTCGGCGGAGAATCCCGGCGCGCGCCGTCGAACTCAAAAAGTACCGAGGCGGGATTGAACCCGTCTCTAGCACTTGCGACAAGGAACACACGCTTGCGGCGTTGGGCCACGCCGAAATATTGGGCATCAAGGGTCCGCCACTCGATTGCTCGCTTGGGGCCAAACACACAACCTGCGTCCGTCCATTTTTTCCCTGGCGGCTGCAGCGGCTCATCTTCGCCGGCAAGCCCTCCCAAAAAACAGCCGAAAAAATTGTCCTTGGTACTCCGGCATCCGGGCACATTCTCCCAAACACAGATTGCAGGAGGTCGCCCTGCACGGGATCGCTGCTCATCAATGGCCTCCAAGAGCTTGATGTAGGTGAGTGACAGATTGCCGCGCTCGTCGCCCAATGACCGGCGAAGCCCTGCCACGGAGAACGCTTGACACGGGGTGCCGCCGACCAAGATGTCCACCTCGGCCAACAACTCCACCGGCCATTCCTCAAAGCGCGTCATATCGCCGAGGTTCGGCACGTTGGGGTAGTGATGCGCGAGCACCGCAGACGGGAACGGTTCGATCTCGCTGAACGCGACCGGCTGCCAGCCGAGTGGGTGCCATGCGACGGATGCGGCTTCGATGCCGCTGCAGACTGAGAGGTACTTCAATCGGAATCCTCCGCGCTGTGCCAGTCGCGCTGGCGCTTAAGGAACGTCGGCCACTTGAGCTCGTCCACCCAGCTGCGATCGTCGATCAGCACCTGGTTGGTCGGCTGCGCCGTGAACCGGCCGTTGTCGAGCTGCAGGAAGTAGAACTCCTTGCTCTGCGCCGGCGAGGCGCTGAACGCATCGCCGACCGGCGCCAGCGTGAAGAGGTACATGCCGGCGTGCTCGGCGCCGTCCTGCAGCCGCACCCTCGCATTCATGGAGGAGAGGTACGGATATTCGAGGGTCGTGAACTGCCAGCCGTAGGCGTCCCAGGTCGCGGCCTGCCACGGCTCCCAGGGCGGGGCGTCCTTGACCGCGGCGAGCTGATGCAGCGGCACGTTGCGGTAGACCGCGCCGCACTCGAGCAGCACATGGCAGCCGAACGCGCGGCCGGGCCACGAGGTCAACCCGAACCAGACCGCGCGCAGCGGCTCGTGCTTGCCGATTGCGTCTGCGTCGATCCAGACATACTGATGCGCGGGCAGCGGGCCGGCGTGTGTGTGTAGCGTCATAAGGTACCGGCTGTCTGGACGGGGCCGGGCTCCGAGTAGGGGTTTGCCAGACTCAAGGATGGATGGTCAGGCCGCGCGCTTCTTGAGCTTCTCGTTCAGATCGTGCAGCGCCCGCAGGTGCAGGAACGCCGGCCAAGCATCATCGTCCAGGGACGGGTAGAAGTGGTGGCCGAAGTCGCCGTTCTCCTTGCTGAACCGCAGCAGGTGGTACCCGCCGTCGATCTCGTTCCCGGTGGTCTCCGTATAGGCCTTGGCATACGCCGCCAGTTGGCAAAGCATCTCCGGCCAGACCGAGTTCGAGGTCTTGAAGTCCCCGAGCACGAGCTTGCCGTCGAGCCTGCCGATGAAGTCCAGGGTGCCACCGTACCGGTGCGCCTCGCTGATGACCTTGACCTCGCAGTCGATGATCTCGAGCTGCGTGCCCTTGCACCAGAACTCGAAGGCCGAGTACGCCGACGATGCGCGCGCGCGGAACGACACCGGGTCGGTGACAGTCTCGGCGGCGATGCTCTGCTCGAGCACCTCCACCGGGCTACCGCCCTTCACCCAGGCCTCGCACATGGCGTGCACACACGTCCCGATGGCGAGGATGTCGTTGCCCTCGTACAGGCCGCCCGGCGCGTCCTTGCCTTGACCCTCCAGCAGCCCGTGCTCGCGGCCCTGCTTGTACGCCCAGTTGATGAGCGCCCCGGGGTCCTTGATCTTGAGGACCGTGGTCACCGACGGGATCTTCTTCCCGTCAGCCGCCTTGTAACCCTGCCGTGGTGTGGGCATGGTCAGAAGCTCAGGTCGTCGTCGGCGAAGTCCGACGCCGGCACGGCAGGCGCCGCGGCAGGCTTCGGGGCCGCCTTCGGCGCGTCCACGATGCGCGCGGCGATCTTGTCCTGCATCCAGGTCGGGAGCTTGTCGAAAATCACCCCGTCCGGCGCGTCGGTCGAGTACACCAGCGCCTCTCCCTCGAGCGCCGGCGCCGGGATCGCCTTCGGCAGCGGCATGATGGACGTGAGGTTGGCATACGTCCGGTCGCCCTTCACCGAGTGCGTCACGTTGATGAAAGCCGGCTTCCCGGCAATCTTGCCCAGGTCGAACTTCTTGAGCTCCTCCGGCGTGAACGCCTTTCCGCGCCACGAGGTCAGCAGCGCGTAGAGCGTGCTCTTCTCGTTGAGGCTCAGACCCACCGTGCGGCTGATGACCGCCGGGAGGCTCTTCGTCTCGCCGTCCTTCGTGATCTCGACCCGGATCTCCGGGATCTGGAACCGCAGCACGACGGTGCGCTTCGGCGCGAACTGGCCGCCCGGGGACGGCTGGACGCCGACGTCCACCACCATGTCGCAGATCGCCGCATAGGCTCCCGCCTCGATGGGCTTGCGGGGCTCAAAGTTGCCGCCCGAGGCGGCGCTAACATACAGACTCATCGCTTCTCTCCTTCTTGGGATGGGGAATCAACTCTTCGGATTTCGACCACGCCGTCGTGGCCGGTAAAAATGGACAGCCCAGAGAACCGCAGCGCCTGCGCCAACTCGCCGACGCTGACGCCGACGAGGCGCGCGCGGGTCGGGGCGGTGACGCTCGCGGCGTCCACGCGCAGACCCATCGTCCGCTCTAGGCTCTTGTAGAAGTTGTCGACCGGGGCGCTCATACCCACCACCGCGAATACTTGTGCGGCTGCACGACGCGCGCGCGGCAGTTGGGGTTTGGCAGCCGCTCGCGACGGTCGCGCAGGCACTTCCACGGCGCCGGGCGGGTGAGCGTCCAGGCAACGATGCCGAGGAAGAAGGCCGCCATGCCGAGCGTCACCACGGTGACGTAGAAGATGTCGAAGGCGCTCATGCGGCCACCTGCACCGGCCAAATGCGCCCGTTGTAGGACACCCTGCCGACCTCGATTGTGCAAGCGCGGTCGGCGTAGACCGTGACGCCGTTACCAAGGGCACGCGAACCGCCGCCGCCGTTCATCACGAGCGCGTCGCGGTAGTCGTCCCACCACACAGCAACCGCTTCAACCGATTCCGCTTGCTTAACGCTGCGGCCATGCTTGATATAAACCATGATGCGTCTCCTTCTATCGCTTCCGGTCGGCAACATCGCCGCCCGTGGAAAGGATACTGGCACAGCCGAAAACGGATTACAACCCCCCGGTGTAAAATATTTTCATCCCCCCTTCCGCGCCCTATACCGAAGGTTGTACCATGTCAACATGAGCAGGAAAGTCACGCCGCAACACGCGGCCATCATCTACGCCGTGGACAAAGCCGGGGGCCAGTCAGCCCTTGCCAGAGTCCTGCGGATCAGGCCACAGGCCGTGCAGAAGTGGTGCGCGCGCGGCAGCGTCCCGGCGCTGCGGGTGCTTGCGGTAGAGGCCGCGACCGGTGTATCACGCAAGGCCCTGCGGCCGGATCTCTACCCATGACCAAGCCAGACCTCACCGCCGTCGTGCCCGTCGAGCGCGTCCTCGAGCTCGCCAAACGCGTCCCCGTGTTCCCCTGCCGGCGGCGCGACGAGGCCGACCAGAGCGGCCGCACCCTGCGCGCCAAGAGCCCCCTCACCTCCAACGGATTCAAGGCCGCGACGCAAGACGAGGCCCAGATCAGGCGCTGGTGGAGCGAGCGCCCCGACGCCCTCGTCGGTGTCCCGACCGGCTCCACCACGCGCATCGTGGCCGTGGACTACGACCACAAGTCAGCCGGGCAGGCCGCCCAAGACTGGATCGCCGAGCACCAGGACGTGCTCATCTCCACCCGGGTACACCAAACCGGCGGCGGTAGCGGCGGCCGGCACTACCTCTTCAGCCTGCCGCCAGGCGTCAAGATCAGGGGCGGCGTCTCCGTCACCTTGGGCAAGGTGCGACGCGACGGGCTCGACATCCGCGCCGAGGGCGGCTACATCGTCTGGTGGCCGCTGCACTTCGGGCAGCAGGGGCCGGTCGGAGACATCCAGCCGCTCCCCGCCGGGCTCATCGACGAGCGCCGCATGGACCTCGAGCTGCCGGCCGAGGTCGCCAAGAAACTCCCGCCCAAGCCCGGCACCAGCCAAGACTTCCAGCGCGACCTGCCGCGGCTCACCGAGGCGCTCGCCTACATCGACCCGACCGGATACGACGCCTGGCTGATGGTCGGCATGGCGCTGCACCACGCCTCCGGCGGCGCAGACGACGGACTCGAACTCTGGGACTCGTGGTCCTGCGGCGGCATCACCGGCGAACTCCCGGCCTCCTACGCCGGGCGCGCCGACATCGAGTACCGGTGGCAGTCCTTCCACCTCGACCGCGGCGGCGGCGTCACCCTCGGCAGCGTGTTCAACGCCGCCAAGGCGGGCGGCTGGACTCCCATCCCAGAGGCCGTGCGCATCGGCCCGCCGCCGCGCGATGAGCCGGCCCCAGACTACGCCGACGTTCCCGAGGCGCGCGGCATGGTCCGCAGCCTTGAGCCGGACGCTGCGGCGGTGACGCCGGGCGCCACGAACGCGACGGGACGCCGGCTCACGCTGCGCACCATCGGCGCCATCGTCGCCGAGCGGCGCGAGGCCACCTGGCTGATTCACAACGTGCTCGAGGCCAACGTGCTCGCCGTGCTCGCCGGGCCGCGCGCGAGCTTCAAGTCGTTCATCGCCCTCGACTGGGCCATGCGGATCGCCGTCGCCGGCAACCCGGTCGTCATCCTCTCGGGCGAGGGCGCAGGTCTCGGGCGGCGCGCCGAGGCATGGATGCAGGAGCACGGCAACGGGCGCCCCCTCAGCGAGCTGCGGCTGCTCGCCCTCGAATCGGTCGCCAACCTCAACGCCGAGGCGGACATGGGGTCGCTCCAGCAGGGCATCGACGAGGCCGGCATCCGCCCGGCGCTGATCATCGTGGACACCTTCAGCAAGTTCTCCGCCGGGCTCGACGAGAACTCGAACCAGGAGGTGGCCGAGTACCTCTCGAAGCTCACCGTCGGGCTGCGGGAGCGGTACAGCGCCACGGTATTGCTCGTCGCACACTCCGGCCACGGCGACAGCAAGCGCCCGCGAGGCGCGTCGGCGCTCATGGCCAACCCGGACGCCGAGTACATCGTCGAGCGGCCCGATGTCCAGGCGATGGTCGTGAACGTCACCCGCGAGCGGTTCAAGGATACCGCCAGCATGGCACCCATCGCCTACGAGGCCACCGAGGTGGACCTGGGGCGCGCCGACAAGTACGGCGAGCGGGTCAAGTCGCTGGTGATGCGCGAGACCGCCGCGGCGGGGCGCAAGGAGCGCGAGCCGATGCCGCAGGGCAAGGCACAGCGCCAGCTGCTCACGGCCCTGAGGGAGCGCCAGAAGGGCAGCGACTCGGAGATGATCTGGTCGCTGCCGGACCTGCGGCAGATCGGCAGGGAGGCGGCGATGAGCAAGACGACCGCCCACGCGGCCGCCGAGGCGCTGGCCTTTTCGCCCTTTATGACGGGCACCGTCGGGGGATACAAACTGTCGAGGGAGGGCAAGTAACTGTGGCAAAAATGAGACAGAATCAGGTACGAAAGGTACGAAAGGTACGAAATGTACCCGTTCGTACCGTACGAACCGGGTACGAAAGGTACGAGAGTCCTTTAGGACTCGTACCTTTTGTACCGTACCCGAGGTTGGAACTTGAACCAGCCAAGACCGAGACCGCCTTCGGCCGGAGGATGGTCGAGGGGCTCGGGGAGGAGGGGTTCAGGGTGGCCAAGACCCTGCAGGCTCACTTCGGCGCCAAGGTCGTCCACTACCAGGACGCCAAGGGCGAGGTCGGCACCGACCCGAGGTGGCCGGCGTGACCCAGCAGAAGATTGACCTAAACCATACCGGGCCGCTCGAGTGGATGGACGACGTGTTCTGGGACAAGGTTTCGACCGACGGCCGGTTCTGTATCCGGGGGCAGCGGATTGGCGATAAGGTCGAGTACGTCGTCTGGCGGATGGGGCCGAACGGGAAGGTCATCCCGAGGTGGATCGGCGTGGCTCCCTCCTTCGCCGAGGCCGTCGAGCTCGCCGAGAACGACCGAGGCGGCAAGGCGCCGTCCATCAACCTGCTCTGGAAGGTGGCCGATGAGAAAGCCGGCTAAGCTCTGCCCGGTCTGCCTGGCCGAGAACACCGGCGGGCTTCCTCATCGGCACCATCGAGAGGGGAACCGGAAGAAGGCGCGCACGGTTGAGCAGATCAGCGAGATGGCGCGACAGAGAATCGAGGCCAACCAGGTGCGGCTCATCGTCGGCGCCGCGGTCGATGACGCGAGGGAGCCGGACGATTGGGACCCGGGCGCCAAGAGGGCGGCCTACCATCGCGCCTACTACGCCAAGAACATCGAGCGCCGGCGTCGGCAGGCGAGGGATGCGAAACGCGCGCGCGCCATGTTGCGGAACCTGCGCCCCTTGATTGCCGGCCTCTGTCATGCGGTAGACTTGGGGCGACTGACCGCGAGGTGGTGATGGGCAAGCGACAGAGACAACGAGGCGCCGAGACCGAGCGAGAGGTGTGCAAGATCATCACCGAATCGACGGGGTGGCAGACCAATCGCATTCTGGGGCAGGCCAGAGACGGCGGGGCTGATATCCGGCTCGCTCGGTGGGTGCTCGAGGTCAAGCGCAGGAAGTCCATCGCGGTCTACGAGTGGGTCGACCAGGCCACCGCTGCGTGTGCGCCCTACGAGATCCCGGCGGTCGTGTGCCGAGGCGACAAGCGCGAGTTCTTGGTCATCCAGCGCCTCGACGACTGGCTGAACCTGGTCAAGCCGCAGCTGCCCGAACGATGAAGTGCCCGAAATGCTCCAAGCCGTCCGAGGTCGTGAAGGTCTACCAGTTCCCGGCTGAGGCTCGGCGTCGGCGGGAGTGCCTGACCTGCGGGCACCGGTTCACGACCTCAGAGAAGCTCTGGCGCCGCGTCTATGCCGAGGAGGTCAAGCATCGGCCTGCGCCTCGAGCTGGCAGACAGGAGCGAGCGGAACCCATGAAGCGGCGCTGGTCGAACTTCGACGTGGTGCCGGTGGATGGCTATGACATGGACTACGAAGACGTTAGCACCTATGTGCATGTGAGCGACTAATGGCAGGGACACCACGAAAGCGAGAGCGCCGCGAGAAGGCGCACCAGATCATCAGCTCGCCGGACTTCTGGGAGCAGCTCTGGATTCACCTTGCCGATGGGCATTCACTTCGGTCCTTCATCAGCGGCAGCGAGGTTCCGTTCGCCATCCTCTGGGGGAAGATGCAGTCCGACCCGGCCTTGATGGAGCGTTACGAGATCGTCCGCAACGCGCGCGCCCTGCTGAACGCCGAGCGAATCGAGGCGCTGGCCGAGAAGGTCGAGCAGGAGCAGATGGACCCGAACGCCGCGAAGGTGGCGATGGGGGCGAGGCAATGGCTGGCCGAGCGGATGGACCCGAAGCGCTGGGGGAACAAGATTCAGAGCGACGTGCGCATTACCGATACGACGGCGCTGCACCTTGCTGCGGTGCGCGACCTGATGCGAACCGTGAGCGTCCAAGAGCCCGAAAAGCTGACGTCGGACGGGGCGTCCGACGGTCTGCCTGCGCGCGATTCTTAAGACCGGCCTGTGGATAACTCTGTGGATAACCTGTGGATAACCTGTGGATAACTCACGGCCTGGCGATCAGCACGCGCTCGGGCGCAGATGTGCAAGCGCACGCACGGCGCAAGTGCTTGATTCGCAAGGGTTTGCGGCGCGTAGTGCGTATAACACCCATTATGTTAAATCGGGGCGATTGTGACCGCCCTGCGGACAGACTCCCCCCTTCGACGACGGGGCGCGCGTAAGTGCTTGATTCCCCTAGGGTCGGGGCGCCGGGCGATTCCGGCCGCCCGCCAGACCCCCCCCCGGGGGGTGGCCCCCGCCGGGGGGTCGGCGCTTGCGTAACCCTACACGGACCCCATGAAAAATTCTGAAAACCCGTACTTTGCCTTCGTCAAACGCTACCACGCGGCCCCTGTGGCCTTCGTGGAGGAGGTCCTAGGCGTAACCCCCGACCCGTGGCAGCGCCGCCTCCTGGATCTTCTGGCGGCCGGTGAGCGCAAGATCAGCGTCCGCTCCGGCCACGGCACCGGCAAATCCACCGTGGCCTCGTGGGCCATGCTCTGGTTCATGCTCACCCGCGTGCCCGTCAAGGTGGTCGTCACGGCCCCCACGGCCAGCCAGCTCTTCGACGCCCTCTTCGGCGAGTGCCGCCGGTGGGCCAAGCTCCTGCCGCCGGCGGTGGCCGAGCTGCTCGAGATCAAGTCCGACCGCATCGAGCTGAAGGCGAGCCCGGAGGAGGCCTTCATCTCGGCGCGCACCAGCCGCGCGGAGCAGCCGGACGCCCTGCAGGGCATCCACGCCGAGTATGTGCTGCTGGTGGTGGACGAGGCCCCGGGCGTGTCCGAGGCGGTCTTCGAGTCGGCCGGCGGCTCGATGTCCGGCCACAACGCCACGACGCTGCTGCTCGGCAACCCCACCCGGACGCAGGGGTATTTCTACGACACCTTCCACCGCCTGTCTGGCGAGTGGAAGAACCTGCACGTGAGCTGCCTCGACTCGCCCCGGGTCTCGGAGGATTACGTCGCCGAGATGTCAAGCCGCTACGGCGAGGGCAGCAACGCCTACCGGGTGCGCGTGCTGGGCGAGTTCCCGGTGGCGGACGATGACACGCTGATCGGGCTTGAGCTCGCCCAGTCGGCGGTGGACCGTGACGTGGTGCAGAACCCTAGCGCGCCGGTGCTTTGGGGGCTGGACGTGGCGCGCTTCGGCGCGGACTCTTCGGCGCTCTGCAAGCGCCAGTCGAACGTGGTCGTGGCGCCGGTGAAGACATGGAAGGGCCTCGACCTGATGGCGCTGACGGGGGCGGTGATGCACGAGTGGGAGAGCACCGACCACCGCGACCGCCCGGTCGAGATACTGGTGGACAGCATCGGCCTTGGCGCGGGCGTGGTGGACCGGCTTCGGGAGCTGAAGCTGCCGGCGCGCGGGATTAACGTCGGCGAGTCGCCGGCCTTCAAGGGGCAGTACATGAACCTGCGCGCGGAGCTCTGGGGCAAGGCGAAGGCGTGGCTCGAGGCGCGCGACTGCAAGCTGCCGCGCGACGAGCGGCTGGTGAATGAGCTATCCTCGCCGCGCTATTCGTTCATGTCGAACGGGAAGCTGCGCCTTGAGGGCAAGGACGACATGAAGCGCCGTGGCCTTGCGTCGCCCGACGTGGCGGATGCGTTCGTGCTGACCTTTGCGTCTGAGGCGGCGACGGGCGGCGGCGTGTACGCGCCGACCTGGCAGAAGGCGATGAAGCGGCAGATCCGGGGGGTGGTATGAACTGGCGTGATTTCTTTCTGGTGGACCCGTACTCGGGCGCGAAGATAGTCGAGCACGACCTGCAGGGCTGGGGGTCGGACGACCCGATGTTCGAGCAGGTCTTGGCGGCGGTGCGCCCCCTGACCATCATCGAGGTGGGCTCGTGGAAGGGGCGCTCGGCGGCGAACATGATGGCGATCTGCAAGCGCCTGGGGCTCGACGCGCGGCTCTTGTGCATCGACACGTGGTTGGGGTCGCATGAGAACTATGCGCGGCACGATGGGGACAATCGATGGCTGCACGAGGCGCTGCGGCTTGAGGCTGGCTACCCGCGGCTGCACGAGTTGTTCCTGTCGAACATGATGCACTTGGGGTTGACGGAGCGCGTGACCCCCCTCCCCCTGCCGGCGACGATTGCGGCGCGGGTGGTGGCTGAAAAAAATATCGTGGCGGACGTGATCTACATCGACGGCTCGCACGACTATGAGGATTGCAAGGCTGACCTTGCAAACTACTGGCCGCTGTTGCGCCAGGGCGGGATTCTGTTCGGCGATGACTACCAGGCGTGGCCCGGCGTGACGCGCGCGGTGGATGAGTTCTGCGACGCGCACTTTCTGCACCGCTCTGTCGTGCGCCGCTCGGGCAAATTTGCCTTCGGCAAGGACCGCGGCGTGGAGGGAATCGCGTGAAGTATTACTGCATCACGCTCTCCGAGACCCCGGAGCGCACCGAGCACGCGCGCGCGCAGGCCGCCAAGGCCGGCATAGAACTCGACTTCATCTACGGCATCTTCGGCAAGACGATGCAGGTGAAGTCCGAGACCCCGATGCACTCGGACTATTTCGTGACCCGCGGCGCGACGTGTCTGGTCTTGTCGTGGCACATCGCCTGGCAGATTGCGTGGCGCGAGGGGCACGAGGAGTTCGTGATCTTCGAGGATGATTTCATCCTGCCGGATAACTTTGCCGAGCGCTGGGCGCAGATGCGCGCCGAGGTGCCCGAGTGGTGCGACCTGGTGTACTTGAACTCGTGCTGCACGGACCAGAAGCCGGCGAAGAAGGAGTCGGCGAGCCTGTGGGAGATCAAGTACCCGCTGTGCACGGCCGCCATCTGGCACCGACGGCGCGCAATCCCGACGCTGCAGATGTACACCAAGCCCGCGAACACGCCCGTGGACATCCTGCTCGAGTGGTACGCGCTGCCGCACCTGCGGGTGTTGACGGCGGTCCCGCCATTGGTCTCTCAGGCAACGCAGGACCTTGCGGTGCCGATGCCATCGACCATCCACATGTGAGGTACCCGTGAATGCTAAAGCCAAGCGACGTGGCGCGGTTCCAGCGCCGGCTCGACAAGAAGGGCCCCGAGAAGCCGCAGCCCCCGGAGCCGCCGAAGGGTGGCGGGAAGGGTGCGCCGCCGCCGCCCTCCGGGAAGAAGGTAGCCTAGTCCTATCGGAGCGGCTGCCGGCGGGGCGCTTCGTGCGCCTCGAGGTGCCGTGCGCGCCGATGCTGCCGTGTAACCCGTCGGTGGCGGTCGGCCCGGGCGGGGAGCTGCGGTGCCTCATCCGCGCCGTGAACTACGAGCTCGGCGAGACGGACGGGATCTGGTTCCGGGACGACCCGGGGCCGGATACGGTCAACTACATCGCCGACCTTGGCGATGACTTGTCGCTGGCGCGGGTCGAGCGCGTGGACGACGCCTCGCAGCGGATCTCGCGGCTGCCGTGCCGTGACGGGCTCGAGGACGGGCGGCTGTTCTGGTACCGCGGCCGGTGGCGCTTTACGGCATCGGGGCTGCACCACGGCCCCCGGGTGCGCACGACGATGGCGCTCTGCGCCCTGGACGGTTGCCTGGTAGACGAGCTTGAGTTCCTGCACAGCCCGCACGCCCGGGAGATGGAGAAGAACTGGATGCCGCGCGCCGACGGCGACCGGCTCTCGTTCGTGTACTCGCACCACCCGGCCGAGTCGTACCAGCTGCTGCCGGCGCGGGAGAAACTCTGCTTCGAGTCGTTCCCTGAGCTTGGCGGCTGGTCCGGCGGCTCGCAGATCATCCGCCACGGCGACGCCTGGGTCGGGGTGGTACACCAGCGGCGCAAGGAGCGCGGGCGGGTGTACTACGCGCACCGCTTCGTGCGCTACGACGACAAGCTGATGCCGGCGCACGCCGGGCGGGAGTTTTACTTTCGCGGCGCGCAGGTCGAATTCTGCGCCGGCCTCGCCGAGCACGGCGGCGGGTTCGTGCTTTCGTTCGGGGTGAAGGACCGCGAGGCGTGGCTGGTGCGGCTCACGCCGGCCGAGGTTGGCGCCCTTTTGGCCTGAAAATGGGAATAGGCTAGAACCGGCACGGGTGGCGATTCCATGTATGGCGAAAACGGGTCCCTGATCGAGCAGAGCGAGCAGTCCCTTGGGCTCGTGGAGCCAATGGACGACGCCGACCTCGAGGCGCTGGTCGGCGGCGAGCTGACGGATGCCACCTCGTTTATCGACGCGGAACTCTCCCCGGTCCGCGCGCGCGCCATCCAGTACTACCGCGGCGAGCCCTTCGGAAACGAGGAGGAGGGTCGCTCGCAGGTAGTCTCGACCGACGTGCGCGACACCATCAACGGCATCATGCCGTCGCTGATGAAGGTCTTTTTTGGCTCAAAGAAGATCGTCCAGTTCGCGCCGCGCAACCCGGAAGACGTGGCGTCCGCCGAGCAGGCGACCGACTACATCAACCACATCTTCCAGAACGACAACAACGGCTTTCTGGTCTGCTACTCGGTCTTCAAGGACGCCCTGCGCGGCGCGCTCGGCATCGCCAAGTACGTCTGGGAGGAGCGGGTCGAGGTCAAGACCGAGTATTTCACCGGGCTCGATGACTCGGCGCTGACGGTGCTGCTCTCGGAGCCGGACGTGGTGGGTAGCGCCATCTCGTCGATGGACGACCCGTCGTACCAGCCGCCGGTGGACCCGATGACGGGCGCGCCGGTGGTGGACCCGATGACGGGCCTGCTGCCGCCGGCGCCGCAGATCTACTCGGTCGAGCTCAAGCGCGAGGCCAAGAACGGCCGGGTGCGCATCGAGGCGATCCCGCCCGAGGAGTTCCTGATCGACCGCCGCGCGCGCTCCGTCGAGGACGCTACCCTGGTCGCGCACCGGCGGATGATGCGCGTCTCCGACCTCGTGGCGCTCGGCTACGACAAGGATGAGGTCGAGGCGCAGATGGGCGTCTACGAGCTCGACACGAACGACGAGTACCTGGCGCGCAACCCCTACGCCCAGTCATATGGCCCGGGCGGCACGCAGGACGACAAGCGCGTGCTCTACTGCGAGGCCTACATCCGGGTCGATTACGACCGGGACGGCATCTCGGAGCTGCGCAAGATTTGCACCATTGGCCCGAGCTACAAGATGGTGATGAACGAGCCGTGCTCGCACTCGCCGTTCGCGCTCTTCTGCCCGGACCCGGAGCCGCACGCGCTCATCGGGCTCTCCATGTTCGACATGACCGCCGACCTTCAGAAAATCAAGTCGGCAATCATGCGCAACATGCTCGACTCTCTGTCGCTCGCCATCCACCCGCGGGTGGGCGTGGTCGAGGGGCAGGTCAACATGGACGACGTGCTGAACACCGAGGTGGGCGGCGTCATCCGTATGCGTCAAGCCGGCGCGGTCCAGCCGTTCGCCGTGCCGTTCGTCGGCCAGGCCGCCTTCCCGATGCTGGGCTATCTCGACGAGGTACGCGAGACCCGCACCGGCATGAGCAAGGCCTCGATGGGCCTCGACGCCGACGCACTCCAGAGCACCACCCGCGCGGCGGTAGCCGCGACGGTAAGCGCAGCGCAACAGCACCTTGAGCTGATCGCCCGGATTTTCAGCGAAACCGGGATGCGCGCCCTGTTCAAGGGCATTCTCAAGCTCGTCGTAGAAAATCAGGACCGAGCGCGGGTGGTGCGCCTTCGCAATCAATGGGTGCCGATTGACCCGCGGTCTTGGAACGCCGACATGGACGTCGAGGTGGACGTCGCGCTCGGCGGCGGCACCGAGGAGCAGCAGGTCTCTGTGCTGACCTCCATCGCCCAGAAGCAGGAGCAGATCCTGCAGACGATGGGGCCGCAGAACCCGCTCGTGACGCCGCAGCAGTACCGGAACACGCTCGCGCGTCTGGTGCAGGCCTCTGGCTTCAAGAACGCCGACGAGTTCTTCTCGAACCCGTCGCTGATGCCGCCGCAGCCGCCCCCGCCGCCCCCGCCGCCTGACCCGGCGATGATCTTGGCCGAGGTGGAGCGCCAGAAGATCATGGCGGACATCCAGAACAAGCAGGCCGAGCTCGAGCTCAAGCGCCAGCAGATGCTGCTCGAGGATGACCGCGCGCGCGACAAGCAAGAGGCGGAGATGATGCTTCGCGCCTACGAGATCCAGTTGAAGAGCGGCACGGCGGTGGACGTCGAGAGCATCAAGCAGATGATGGCGGTGCCGCGCGTGGCGAGCCCGAGCGAGCAGCGCCCGGTGGTGCCGGAGATCGTGCCGCCGGCGCCGCTGCCGCCGATGGGTGCGGCGTGAAGGAGGTCAACCCGTTCTCTGCGCCGAATCCTAACGCCGCGCCGCAGGCGTATTCGCCGCAGTATGTGAACCAGTTTCAGAACCAGAACCGGCTCTACTTCGTGCAGCTCGACAACGTGAACCGGGAGCTGATTCCGGCGGTGCATAGCCTCAACGTCCTGCATTGGATCTCGGTGAACTGATGGCGAATTTCCAGGACATCGTGGGGCTGCGTCTCGGGCGCGCGCAACTGACGACCAGTTACGCGACGGTCTACACCTGCCCGGCGGACAAGCGCGCGTACATCAAGGACATCAACCTGTGCAACACGCACTCGGGCAACAGCAAGGCGTCTGTGGCGATTGTGCCGACCGGCCAGACCGCTGGTGTAGCGTTTGAAATATTTAGCGAGTTTCAGATAAGCGCCAACACCACGCACAGGTGGACCGGGCTGCAGATCTTGAACGCCGGCGACACCATCCAGGTGAAGGGAAACGACTCGAACCACATCACCGTCTACATCAGCGGCGCGGAGGCCGTTTGACATGAGCAACGCATTCATGGGTCAGCGCCAGTCTGCCTCGCCGATGGGCTTCGGCGGCTTCGGCGGCTTCGGCCCGCAGCCGTTCAGCCCGTTCTCGGGCGGCTATGGCGGCGGCATGGGCGGCTTCGGCATGGGCGGCGGGTACGACATGGGCTACGGCGGCTCGCCGCTGTTGCCGCCTCCGCAGCCGACGGTGAACGACCTCTTCTCGCAGTACTTCTCGCAGCAGTACTACGGCGGCCCGGCCTTCAACCCGTTCGCGGCGACGTCGTTCTTTGGCGGTGGCTTTGGCGGTGGCTTCGGATTTGGCGGCGGTGGCGGCATGGGCCGCGGCGGCCGCCGTCGGATGCGCCCGCAGCCGATGCCGGTGCAGGATGACATGATGTACGCCGGCGGCTCGCCGGGGTTCTACAGCAATCAGCAGCCCGCCACCATCGGCGCGCCGCCGCCGTCGCTCTCGCAGCTCTTTGCGGGCGAATTCAGCCCGATGCAGTTCACCGGGCCGCAGGAGCAGCTGACGGTGCAGCCGGCGGTGATGCCGCAGCCCGAGCCGCAGCCCTACGCCGCGCCGCCTCCTGTGTCCATGCCGTCCAAGTTCGCCGAGCCGTTGATGCCTGCGATGCCGTCGCAATTGCCCTCGTTCGGCAACTTCGAGACGGTGATGCCGATGCCGATGCAAGAGGCTCCTGTGTATGCCGCGCCGGCGTCATTCGGCCCATTTGGGCGAGGGATGGCGCGCGGCGGCTTCCGGTGAAGACTCCCGCCTGGCAGCGCGCAGCGGGGAAGAGTCCGCGCGGTGGGCTGAACGCCGCCGGGCGCGCGTCGTACAAGGCGCAGACCGGCGGCACGCTGAAGGCGCCGGTCAAGGGAGCGCCTGATTCGCCGCAGGAGATGCGCCGCAAGGGCTCGTTCCTGACGCGCATGGGCTCCATGCCCGGGCTTCTGGTGGACGAGCAGGGCGACAAGACGCGCCTCAAGTTGAGCCTTGAGGCGTGGGGGCATCAGGGTGATAAGGCCAGCGCCGTCGCCAAGGGGCGGCGGCTTTTGAAACGATATAGAGGGACGAAGGATGGCTGAACGAAAGGCATGGTGGGAAATCCTGCGCGACCAGTTTGCGTCGCGCGGGCTGCTTGACCCAGAGTCGGAGCGGCTGCAAGAGGCCGCGCAGGCGGTCCCTGCCGCGCAGCGACAGGCGCGCGGGCTGCTGTCTCTGAACCCGCAGGCAGAGAGTGACGCCGTGCTCGAGATGGGCCTCGGCTCGCTGCCCGGCGTCGGCCAGGCGATGGCGCTGCGCGATCTGGAGCGCGCGCGCCGTGCCAAAGACCCTGCTGCCGGTGCGATGGCGGCCGCGTCTTTGATTCCTTTCGGAAAGGCTCTTCCATCAAGCCGAGTTCCGGTTAGCATGATGGCCGAGCAAGCGCCTAAAAAGCCAATGACATTGGCGCAGGCCTTTAGAGTATCGCCTCAGTCTCTGCATTCAGAAAAATTGAACAAAATGAGCGCCGAAGATCTTGAGTCATTGGCTGATGACCTGTATGAAGAGATACAGTCAGTCTCTGATGACGTAAGAAGCTACGGGCCAAATTACGCAGTCCAAGAGCCAGCCGGATATTTGTTTGAGTATCTGCAAAACAACGCGGGAAAATTTACCGGAGACTGGAACAGCATCGTGCGTGATTTTTTGGAGACTCATGTTGACAAGAATCCGCAGCGAGTTGGGCAGGCCTTGCGCGCCGCGGGAAGAGCCGTGGCCCAGTACAAGTTTAACGAGCCTGATGCTGTCAAAGTGGCAGCAGAGGCTATGGCCAAAAAATAGAGGTTATTATGCCTAGCAAGTCCGCCAAGCAAGCCCGCCTCATGGCCGCCGCCGCGCACTCCAAGGAGTTTGCCAAGAAGGTGGGCGTGCCGATGAAGGTCGCCAAGGAGTTCAACAAGGCCGACAAGGGTGGCAAGTTCTTGAAGCGCGCCATGAAGAACCGCCCCAAGAGCGGGCTTCTGGCTTGAGCGAGCGCAACCCGTACATCGACGCCGGCAAGGGGGTGCAGGCCAAGGAGCTGCTCGAGAACCCCATCATGGCCGAGGCCTTCGCCGAGCTCGAGCGCCGGTACATGGAAGCCTGGCGGCAGAGCAAGCCCGCCGACCAGGAGGAGCGCGAGCGTCTGTGGCTCGCGGTCGGAATCCTGGCCGAGATCCAGCGCCACCTGCGGGTGGTAATTGATAACGGCGTGATTGCGAACCGGGACATCGACAAGATTTCCGGTAGAAAGTGAATAATGGATTCATGAGCACTACCGGCACGGGTACACCCCCGGGAAACGTACAGTCCACGCATGATGTCTTCGAGCAGATGCTCGCCGCCGAGGAAGGCGAAAACGAGCAGGTCGAAGCGGAAGGCGTGGTGGAAGATGAGCCCGAGTTAGCGGCAAGCGAGTCCGCCGACGAGGGCGAGCAGACCGAAGGCGAGGAGGATGCCGAAGAGGCGCCCCAGCCGGGCCAGACGTTCCGCGTCAAGGTTGACGGGGAAGAAGTCGATGTCCCGCTGGATGAGCTGCTGAAGGGCTACTCCCGCACCGCGGACTATACGCGCAAGACGCAGGCTATCGCCGAGGCCCGGAAACAGGCCGACAGGGAAGCAGCGGCGGCGCGGGAGGAGCGGCAACGGTACGCACAGACATTGGCAGCCCTGGAAGGGTCGCTCAAGCAGCTGCAACCGCCCGAGATTGACTGGGATCGTCTCTATCAGGAGAACCCGGTCGAGTGGGTGAGACAGCGCGAGCTGGTCCGGTCCAGGCAAGAGCAGGCGGCCTGGGTTCAGTCCCAGAAGCAGGCTCTGGTGGAGCAGCAGCAGGCGGAAGAGAGAGCGGAGGCCGAGAAGACCCTCGAGGCTGAACGCAGCAAGCTCTTGGAGGCCATGCCGGAGTGGCGCGACGCCAACAAGGCCCGCGCCGAGAAGGCGAAGATCGTCGAGTATGCCACCGAGCGACTCGGTTTCACGACCGAAGAGATCTCGGACATCTACGACGCCCGGGCCGTCCTGGCGCTGCGCAAGGCGATGATGTTCGACGAGCTGATGAGCAAGCGCGATCAGATGCGTCCGAAGATCATCCAGAAGGCCAAGCCCATGCGGGCTGGCTCTGCCTCCACGCCGCAGTCGTCCAAGGTTGTTGCGTCCAAGACCGCTTTTTCGAGACTCGCAAATAGTGGCAGCACGCGCGACGCGGCTGCCGTGTTTGAACAATTCTTGGAGTAAATTCAATGTCCCAGACCAGCAATACGTTTGATACCTTCAGCGCGAAGGGCATCCGTGAGTCCCTCTCGAATGTGATCTACAACATCTCGCCGGAAGAGACGCCGTTCATGTCGAACGTCGGCCGCGAGAACGTGAAGAACACCTACTTCGAGTGGCAGACCGACTCGCTCGCCGCCGCCAGCACCACGAACGCTCAGGTGGAAGGCGACGACATCACGACCTTCGACTCGACCGCCGCGACCGTCCGCCTCGGCAACTACACCCAGATCAGCAACAAGACGCTGCTCATCTCGGGCACCCTTGAGTCGGTGGACAAGGCCGGCCGTCGCTCGGAGTTGGCCTACCAGCTCGCCAAGCGCTCGGCCGAGATCAAGCGCGACATGGAGAGCATCATCCTCACCAACCAGGCGGCCGCGGCCGGCTCGGCTGGCGTGAGCACGGCGCTGCGCAAGACGGGTTCGCTGTTGGCCTTCCTCAAGACCAACACCGACAAGGGCACGGGCGGCGCCGATCCGGTGTACACCTCGTCCCCGACGGCGACCCGCACGGACGCGACCGCCGCCAACCTGCGCACCTTCACGGAAGCCATCCTCAAGTCGGTCATCCAGAAGGTCTGGGCGTCCGGCGGCACCCCGAAGGTGCTGATGGTTGGCCCGGTCAACAAGGCGCGCGTGTCGGGCTTTGCCGGCATCGCGGAGATCCGCCGCGAGGTGACGGGCAACCGCCAGGCGACCATCATCGGCGCGGCCGACGTCTACGTTTCCGACTTCGGCAGCGTGAACGTGGTCCCGAACCGGTTCCAGCGTGAGCGTGACGCCTTCGTGCTCGACCCCGAGTACGCGGCCGTTTCGTTCCTGCGTCCGTTCAGCACGGTCGAGCTCGCCAAGACGGGCGACGCCGAGAAGCGGATGCTGGTGGTCGAGTGGGGCCTCAAGGTCAACACCGAGGCCGCGCACGGCCTTGCGGCTGACCTCACCACGACCTAATCGGGTGATGTAAACTCGGGGGCGCCGGTAATAGTGCCGGCGCCCCTTGAGTTGAGGTGAACATGCAATCGACGGGGAAAAGGCTTTTCGACTTCGACCCGACGACAGGCACCACGAAGTGGTGGCACTACGACGCCGACCGTGACGAGGCGACCATCGAGACGGTCTTCGATGTCGGCGACATCGTAGAGCAGAACAAGGCCCAGTATGCCGCGACCGACGAGAGGACGCGCTGGGGCGAGTGGAGCAAGGTGGCGTCGATTCCGATGCCGTTGTTCTACCGGCTGAAGAAGGACGGGATCATCGACGACCCTGCCGCGATGAAGCGCTGGCTCAACGACCCCGACAACAGATTTTTCAGAACACGGCCGGGGCGCGTATGAGCCGCTCGGTCGCGATTCTGGTCCCGGCAAGGGACACGGTGATGACCTCGTTCGCCTATGACCTAGCGCGCGCGATGTCGTTCCACACCGCGACAACGGACGACCGTGTGCTGCTTTTCACAAGCCACGGGACTCTGATCGCCTCTCAAAGGATGGAGCTTGCGCGGCAGGCTCTCGAGGAGAAGGCGGACTATCTCCTCTGGCTTGACTCAGACATGCGGTTCCCGAGGGAGACCATCGGGCACCTCATCCTGCGCGACAAGCCCATCGTGGCCGCGAATTATGCAACGCGCCGTATGCCGGTCAAGCCGGTGGCGATGATGGACAACAACGGCGAGATCGGGCGGGTGTATACCGCGCCGGACTCTGAGGGGCTCCAGCCGGTGGATTACATCGGCATGGGGGTGATGATGGTGAAGCGCGAGGTGTTCGAGAAGGTGGAGGCGCCGTGGTTTGCGATCCCCTACTCCACCGTCGGGAATCACTACATCGGCGAGGACGTGTTTTTCTGCCGCAAGGCGCGCGAGGCGGGATACGAGGTACTCGTGGACCATGACCTCTCGCACCAGGTGAGGCATATCGGGACCTTCGAGTATTCACACGAAGGCGCGTGGGCGATGAAGGAACAGGTGGATGGCCCTCAACTCATACAGCGCGCTTAGGGCGAGCATCGCCGACTGGCTGAACCGGGACGACCTCACGTCGGTCATCCCGGACTTCATCTCGTTGGCCGAGGCGCAGCTCGAGCGCCGGCTGCCGACGCAGAAGATGGTCAAGCGCGCCGACGCCACCATCGACACGCCGTTCTCGGCGCTGCCGTCTGACTTCCTGTCGGCCAAGTCTCTGGTGCTGACCTCGACGGCGCCCGTGCAACAGCTCGTGTTCTTGACCGAGGACGAGCTGGACTCGAAGAAGACCCTGTACCGCACGACCGGCAAGCCGATGTATTTCGCTCTGGTTGGGAACCAGATCGAGGTGCTGCCGCCGCCCGACACCGGGTACACGGCGGAGCTCACCTACGTGGCGACGCTCGCCAAGCTCTCCGACTCCAACGCATCGAATTGGATATTGGAGCGGCACCCTGATGTGTATCTGTACGGGTCGCTGCTGCAGGCGGCGCCGTACCTTCGCGACGACGAGCGCGTCGCCCTCTGGACCCCGCTCTACGGGCAGGCCATCGAGGACATGATCCTGCAGAACGAGCGCGCGGCATTTAGCCAGGGGCGCATGGCGATGACGGTGCGGCCGACGCGGGTGATCCCGTGAGCCTCGAGCCCGGCATCGGCGCGGTGCGCGTCTTCACGACGGTGGAGCGCGGGTTCACGCTCGACGAGATCGCCGAGCGCGCCCTCGACAAGATCATCTATGTGGGTGAGCGGAGCCACCCCTTGCTGTTGGAACAGGCCAAGGCATTCCGGGAGCAGATTCGCGCCGTGTTGGTCCATTACCTTGCGGAGGCGCAGCAGAACGAGCGGGTGACGATTGCCGCCAAGCTGCGCGCCGCCGGGCATCCCTCAATCGCAGACTTTCTCGGAGAACTCTGATGGCGATCACGCAGGCTATGGCGACCTCTTTCAAGGTCGAGCTCTTGAACGGCATCCACGCCTTCGGCACCACGGTGTCGCGCGCTGGCACGACTGCCGACACCTTCAAGTGCGCGCTCTACACCTCCTCGGCGACGCTTGACGCGTCCACGACGGCCTACAGCACCTCGAACGAGGTGGCCTCGACGGGCGGCTACTCCGCGGGCGGCAACACGCTGACCACGGTGGCGCCGACCTCGAGCGGCACGACGGCCTTCCTCGACTTCAACGACACCACTTGGTCCACCTCGACCATCACGGCCAACGGCGCGCTGATCTACAACAGCACTCAGTCGAACCGTGCGGTCGCCGTGCTGGCCTTCGGTGGTGACAAGTCGTCCTCGGGCGGCAACTTCACCATCCAGTTCCCGGCTGCGGACGCGTCGAACGCCATCATCAGGATTGCGTGATGCGTCAGCCTGCGATGGAATGGCGACCGGCTCTCGGTTCTTGGCTTCTCCGCGTGGAGTCGCCCGTTCCTGAGTGGATGGTCAAGAGGTGCGTGGATTTCATGCTCAAGATACAGGCGGCGCGGCGGACAGGGATTACCCCCGGCGACACGCGCGATGACCTGGACGCGAGCGTGAAAGCCCTCAACGAGGGCAAGGTGAAGCAGTGGGCCGCCGGGCCGCAGATGGACGGCAGCGGTGAAATCGAAATATTCCGAGCCACCAAAGGCTCGGGCAAGATCATCACAGGAGTCTGACAATGGCTGAGACTTGGAGAGCAACTGGCGGCGCTATCGCCTACGCGTCGAGCAAAGATATGCTCAACGTGTTCAACGGCACCGGCTCGGCGCGCATCATCCGCGTGTACCGCTGCTACTGGTTCAATAATGGAACC